TCGCTAACGCTATCATAGCCAAGCTTGATGAAGAAGAGCCAGAAGCGTTTTAATAGTATTATCGCTGCTGGATTGCAGCGACGTAGTGTAAGCAAAGCCTCTAAATGGGCCGTAGCCTATAGGGTAATGGGTAAGCCGCATCCGGGACCATGGAGCTTCGAGCGGTACTCTTGGTTAGAGCAATGCCACGATGATGAGGCAGAAGTAGTAGCTTGGCAGAAAGCAGCACAGATGGGTGTATCAGAGTCTGCCATAAATAAGGCTCTCTTTGCGTTAGACATACTAAAGGAATCAGTCCTATATCTGCTACCTAACTCTAAGCCGGATGCTAGTGACTTCAGTGTTGGTCGATTCGATCCAGCACTAGAAGCAAGCCCACATATTAAGTCTATGTTTACGGAAACACAAAACATAGGTATGAAGAAAGCAGGAAGCGCTATATTATATATTCGCGGTAGCCGTAGCGACAGTCAATTGAAGTCTATTCCTACTGGCCGGATTTTTTACGACGAATACGATGAAATGGCGCCATCAGTACGCTCGATGGCTGCCGAACGAGCCAGCGGACAAGAAAGCAAACAAGAGTATCTACTTTCGACACCTACTATCCCAGGGAAAGGTATCAACGCTATATTTAAGGACGGCGACCAAAAGGTGCTATTCTTTAGATGTCCACGTTGCGGCCAGTGGGAAGACCTAACATTCACGAGCCTAGATGAACCAGGCTCATTAGTGATAACAGCAGAAGCGCACAACGACCCAAGCGTCGCTGATAGCCACCTAATCTGCAAGAAAACCAAGCTAGCATTACCGCCTGATAAACGTATCATGCTAGCTAGAGATAACATTATTTGGGTGCCGCAGAATACGACACCAACCAGTATTAGTTCGTACCATATTAATCAGCTGTATTCTAACGCAGCAGCCAGTGGACCGGCTGCTTTCGCCAAAAGCGCACTAGAGTCATTGACCGATCCTTTTGTTGCACAGGAGTTTGCTAAGAATAAGCGCGGTGTGCCTTACGTTGAATCAGGCTCTCAGATCACTGATCAGGAGATACGCGAAGCGCTCGGTTCTTATATCAGTCAGAGCTATGCTCCAGCAGGGAACCTAATAACTTTAGGTGTGGATATTGGTACACGTATCCACTATGAAATTACTAGTTACACTTTGACGAATGGAACGTCAATAGACATGAACCTAAACACTATAGCCCGCGTATTACGCTCTGGCTATGTGGGTCAGTTCGAAGAACTAGATCATTTCATGTATGCCTTTAATATTGTTATGGCAGTAGTGGACGCTCAACCAGAGAAGCGCAAAGCGGTCGAGTTCGCACAAAGGTTCCCAGGACGGGTAAGAGTGAATTATTATATTGAAGGTTTGTCGAATACGACACCTATCAAGGAACAATCGGACGATAGTTACGCACTGAAAGTAGATCGTACATTCTGGATGGATACAGCTTTAGGTAGATTCCACAATCGTACCATAACGCTACCAGCAGATACAAGTGAAGAATATAAAGACCATATTAAAGCACCTGTTAGGCGCTATGGTCGTGATGCAGGAAACAACGTAGTAGCAAGATATGTTAACGCAGGTGGAGCAGACCACTTAGCACACGCAAGAACCTATAATGAAATAGCCCTTCGTTTAGCTGTAGGGCACGGACAAAGCCAAAGTATATGATAATAAAAAGCCCTAGCCAACCTCTGATCTTATCTGAACTAGACAGCCTATCTAGTATTGATCAGACTAGCACTAAGTTTCCGCGCCATCCAGAGTATCTCTGGAAGAGCCGGTATTATCGTAAATGGCGTTTCACGCTAGAGGGTGGTCGTAGGTTCATTTGGGCGTACCTCAAACGCTTCTCTAAACATGAGCCTTGGGGTGATTTCTATGCTCGAAGGGAAATGACCTATATTCCTAGCGTAGCTAAAAGTGCGATAGTTGAAATCCGTAATGCCCTTTTAACACGCTTGCATGAGATACAACGTGAAGGACCAGATGACTATCTATATGCTATGGATAATTGTGTTGATACCTACGGTACACCTATGAATCAGTTCTTAGGGACTACTGTTTTAGAAGAGCTTCTCGCTTTAGGCAAGGTAGCTATTTGGGTTGATAGCACGAAATTGTTGCCTGTAGGCGATAAGGCTCGCCCGTATCTCTATTTGTATAAAGTAGAGGAAATACTGAACTGGGACGATGAGCATGACCCTAGTGTTATCTTACTAAGGGAACTTGTTCCTGTTTATGACGATAACGGTCTGTTGTTGCCGAGCAAGAAAGGCTATCGCTTAGCTAAAGTTAAAGATGGTAAGGTCGAAGTTACTATCACAGATGAGAACGACTCTAACAAAACGGTAGAAACAATCAATATTCCTAAGCTACCGATAGTTATCCTTTCTATGCCTAGCTTGCTTATGGATATAGCTGAACATCAGATCGCTCTGATGAATCTATCAAGTAGCGACCTTAATTTTGTACTACGGAGTAATTTCCCTTTCTATACGGAGCAATATGACGTAGCTGCTGATATGCTTTTCAAACAGCAAGCCAAGCAGCCGCAGCCTGTATCACAAGGGAACGTAGATACTGCTTCAGGAACAAGTGTAGAAAGCCTCTACATGAATATTGATAACAGCAATGAAACGCCAGTAACACCTGTTGGTGTTTCAGTTGGTCGTCGGTATCCTAAAGGTGTTGAGCGTCCGGGATGGATAGCTCCACCGACCGAACCATTATTGGCTAGCATGGAGAAACAAAGTCAAATAGAGAAAGAGGTCCGTAGATTAGTGAATCTAGCCTTGACTAATCTAAGTCCGACTCGTTCTAGTAGCGAAAGCAAAAGTGAAGACCAACGTGGAATGGAAGCAGGATTGGCTTTTATTGCTGGTGTGCTGCTTAAAGCTGATAGGAAGATAGCTGAAATATGGACCATGTACACTAAGGACAAAGAACCGATAGTTATCAGCTATCCAACAGAATTTAGTCTCAAATCAGATGATGATCGTTATAAAGAAGCTGATTCCTTACTTGACTTAATACCAAAAACGCCATCTATCACAATCAAAAGGCTCCTATTAAGGGAAGCCGTTGTTAAAGTTTTTGGAACACGCATAACAAGTAAGCAACGTGAAGAAATCTTCGAAGAAATTGACGCTATGTCTGCATTTGAGACTAATGCTAAAACGATCCTTTCTTTAGTGGAAGGGCATCTATTAAGTAATAAGACCGCTTCAACTGTTCTTGGTTTTGAACCAGAAGAAGCAGAGTTAGCAGCAGTAGACCATACTGACAAACTATCACGGATAGCGATAGCGCAAAGTGAAGCTCCACTTAACACTCCAGGAACAGATACTGGTCTCTCTGAAAAGGAGAAAACTAAAATAAATAATTCGGAGGACGTCTAATGGAAGAAGGCTTATTATTTTCTGATGGTGCAAGTGTCGTCACGTTTTTTGTTGACGAACCTACGGTTCTGCCGCCGTTAATAGAAGCTAGGCAACCACCTCTTGCTACTTTAGATGAAGCAGACGCTTTCATTGAATATGAATTAAATACTGATGTTTGGGACGTAGCTAATGATCGCCGTAGGATGGCTGCTTTGATGAAAGCATCCAGTATCATTAGAAACCTAAATATCGACGAATGTTACTATATGCACAACAACATCAAACATGCTACTGTGCTTATAGCGATACAGTTATTAAGTGGCGTTGACCCTGAATCGCTTCTTAGTAACGACAATGTGGTCACTTCGACCATAGGAGTGGTATCCAAATCACTTCGAACAACTGAAACTGCGCAGCATATAATCGCAGGTGTACCTTCTCATACAGCATGGAACATGCTGGTGCCTTTCTTAAACAACCAAACATCCGTGCGTTTGTCACGGGTGGATTAACCGATAACTCGGGAACTCACATGAAGAAATTTTTAACATCGACAAGCCAACCACTGATTCTTGAAGACAACAATCCGCCACCGCCGCCGGCTAACGATCCGCCACCGCCTAAAACTTTTACGCAGGATCAAGTCAATGCAATGCTTGCTGAGAATAAGCGTGGATTGCAAGCAAGCTTATCAGAAGCGCAGCAAACACTGGCGCAACTGCAGCAGGAAGGACTTACTGTTGAAGCGAAAGCTGAGCTTCAACAGAAATTGGCTACACTGGAAGAGTCACTTCTTAGCGAGAAGGAACGGGCTAGGCTGGAGAAAGAACGGGCGATAAAAGCCAAGGAAGAAGAAAAGGAGGCCGTTGCAAAAGAACGTGATACGTTCAAGAAGAAATACTTTGATCATTTGATTGATACAAGTATCCTTCAGGCTGCTGCTTCGCCTACCAGTAAAGCATACAACCCTAACCAGTTGCTTGCTATGTTACGGCCAAGTGCCAGCATTGTGGAAGTCGAAGGCAAAGATGTCACTCATTTAACAATTAACGCTGTTAATGACAAAAATAAGCCAATAACGCTGACGTTACCCGTCGCTGAGGCACTTGCTGAGTTTGCCAAGGACAAAAACAACCAAAACCTATTTGCCTCAGAAGGCACTGATGGTTTGGGCTTTAGACGTGGAGCGGCTAACAATAATCCCCAAGATGGGTTGAAGGGTATGTCGTTCAAAGAGTATGAAAAGAACCGTGGCGCATTGCTACAAAACTAACCGAGAGTCACTATGAAGAAAAATTTCCTGCCTTCCGTGTCCCAGGCACTCATCCTGGATAACGACGTCAACGCCTTGATCCCTGAGTTCTGGGCTTTGGAGTCTCTTTATCAATTGAAAAAGATGAACATTGGTCCGGCCATTGTTTATCGCGATTTCAGCCAAGTTGTTGCCAATAAAGGTGACACCGTCAATGCGTGGTTGCCTGCCAATTTCACCTATCAGCGTAAAACTGATAACTCGGACGTTGTTGATCAAGCTGCGACGTTGACCTCTGTTCCTGTTCGGATGGATCAACACATCTACACCAGCTTTATCATCAAAGATGGTCAGGAATCTCTTGCCGCTGCTGACTTGATCCGTATTTTCCTCGTTCCTGCAATGCGAGCTAACGCAGAAGGCCTTGATCAGTCTATCATTGGTCAAGTATTCCAATTCATTGGCAATCAGGTTGGTAAAGTCAATACGCCTCTGACCGCAGCCACCGCTGCTACTCTACAGGCACATTTGACCAAACAGCGCCTGCCAGGTACCAATAGGTTCGTTGTTCTTGATCCGTTTGCCGCAGCCGGTTTGTTGTCTCTGGACTTGTTCGTTGGCGCACAGTTCGTTGGCGATGACGGCACTGCGTTGCGTGAAGGTTCTTTGGGTCGCAAGTACAACGCTTCTTGGGTTCAAGATATCGCTGTGCCGAACTTGACCACGGGCGCTGGCGGCGCAACCGCACAAACCAACGCCGTGAATAACTTAGCTGGATATCCAATTGGTGCTACCGCTATCGCATATGACGGAGCTGGTACTCTTGCTGCAGGCAGCGTAGTGGCTATCGGTGGACACGTCTACATCGTAGACAGCGTCAACGCTGGTACTGCTACCTTGCACTCTGGCTTGCTGGAAGCTGTAGCGGACAATGCTGTTATCTCCAGCTATGCTCAAGGCGCTTTTGGTGCAGCTTACGCTGCTAACTATGACGGCGAAGTTGTGATAACAGGCATCCGTGGTCAAGTTGGTGAAGGTGTTCGTACTGCCGCTGGCGACACTTACTGCATCGTTTCTCCGGGCGTAGCTGCTAACAGCTATCTGTTGGATCGTCCGCTAAAGAACGCTGTTGCTAACAACAGCAAAGTTGGCACCTTTCCTGATGGTGTGTACAACTGGGCAATGCACCCTTATGCTGTGGCTTTGGTTACTCGTCCGTTGGCTGCTCCAAAAGAAGGCACTGGTGCGCTATCTGCTGTTATGGATAATGACGGCGTTGGTGTTCGTGTTGTTATTACCTACGACGGTAAGGCACAGGGCCATCGTGTTGTCATCGACTTCCTTGCAGGTATCACTGTTCTGAATCAACAACTAGGGGCTGTTCTCTTGTCCTAAGGCTCTGCCGGGCAGGGATGCCCACCCTTAAGGAAAGGTAATGAAAGTAATTACGGTTATTCTAATAACGATATATCTATACTTTGTTTTAAAATTTCTTTACATGTTTTATCATATTTTAAAGGTAACAATATGAATATATCTAATCCAGCAGTACAGTGCTGTATGGCTACAAATGGTGACTTAATAGTTGCTAGTAGCCCTATGACGCAAACTGTTAATGCTAACGGTGATCCGTTAATTCAAACCATTACAAATATTAGTTCAGGTGTTGTGTATATCAGAACTAGAACATACACTGGTCAAAATACTACGACAGACTCTGGTTGGGTTCGTCAGTGAAAATACTTAACTACACTAATCCGCCACCTGCTATTAGCGAAGACATTGGTTTTGTCGCTATTTATAGCAAAATGCAAGCGGCTAGTATTGTTGATTTTGAGTCAGGCGAACTACAAGACGAGTACGATGTTACTTTCACACACGGCGTTTTATATGTTGGATCACAGTATCGCCAAATGTTTAAGAATACTTTAACATTCGACCTTAATGAAATGTTTGCTATTATTTATGGCGAATTAACGCTACAAGACAAAGTAGTTAAAGACTTAGTCAGATATGACGTTACCGAAATAATCCAAACAATGGGCAAATGGACCATAGCTAAAGTTAAGCATACTAGAGATACTGCTATCTTAACACCTGTGGCAGTTTCTTTTATTGCTAATAAGTTCTTGTCGTGCCGAACAGTGGTAGCTATTGACTGGTTAGTTAGGCAGTTACCTGTGGAGCCAGTAGGGATAATTTGGCCTTTAGTTGGTTCACTTAAAGATAGTGCCGAATATCTATATCCAATCGGCGGAAGAGCGAGCTTAGAGAATAGAGTTGGTTTTAAAGAGTTAGGGCGCAAGGCAGGTTATTCTTTAGTTGATGGTAGTATCGAGTTAGCTAGAGATTTGAACACTAATCTAACTTATAAAGAAGTTATAAATACTTTTAATTTAATAATGGGTCGTATGTAATGGATAGCTCACTTTATCTTAAAGCAATAGGACAAGCTATTCAAGCGGCGACGCCTAAAGATTTTCAGTTTGTTGTAGAAGGTCAAGAAGACAACAAACTACAAAGTAATACTTTTACTCTTAGAATGTTAGGGCCAGATCAACACAGAGTCAGTAAAGATGAAACTAGAATTATTTTTAATGTTGATATTTTAATCATCATTCAAAAGAACTCTAACGTGTATACGATGTCTCACCTTGTAGATGCTGTTAGCGCCGTTATGTTAGTTGGGTTCTCTGTCTCACCCTATGGTTGTTTCTTGCCACAGGGTAAAATTGAACGCATCGATTATGGTCAGTTAAAAAAGGAAAGTCCCTTAATAGCGACCAGTATTAGTTGCGAATACTCTTTGATCTTAAGCGAGGAATAATCTCATGGCTGTTATTGACATTAAAAAGACCCGACTGTATATCCGTGATGGCTCTGCGCCTACGGCTCAAACCAATACCTTAACTGATGCTCACGTGCTTGGTTATACTGGCGATATTGCTTATAGTGGTACTGGGGTGTTGTCGCCTGGACTGCAAGTGACGATTGGTGCGCACTCGTACTTCATTCTTAGTGTAGGGACAGGTACTTTCAAATTGACCAGCCCCTTGTTGGCTGCTTTTGAAGCGTCAGCTAGCATGTCTAGCCAGCTGTATACCAATCAGGTTAAGTTGAAAATTGGCACGGGCAACTTGACCTATTCCGAGAAACGAAACGTGGATTACTTGCTTGATGCAGGTAAGATCGATGAAGTTCGTTTCGGCGACGAAGTCCCGATGGACGTATCCGTTGATTGCATGTGGATGGAGTACGTCTCTGGTCAGGTCGCAATGGATGATGCATTCTCAGGGACGGGAACTGCTTCCGCTTGGGTCAGTGCTGATACAGTTGACGCTTGCCGTCCATTTGCAGTTGACTTGGTTTTTGCATATGACCCGATCTGCGGTGTTCGCCAACCGTTCCAAATCGTACTGCCTGACTTCCGTTGGGAAAGCAAAGATTTCAACATCCGTGCTGGAACTTTTAGTGTTAAGGGCAAATGCAACGCTAAGACAGCAATTCTCACTCAGTAAAATAGTTAGGGTATATTCATGAAGATTAATGGCAGAGAAGTAGTAGCAGAATCGTTCATCGAGACTGTTGTTATCCCAAAAGGAACAGAACAATTCGTTTTCAGAGCTAGACCTCTTACTAGCTCTGATATCGAAATGTTTAACGCTTTCGTCCCTTATCCAACGCCACCAACAATGCTGAAGCCGGGTAAAGACCCAGAACCAGACTTGAAAGATGTTGGATACTTACAACAAAGAAATGAGTGGGCAAAATTTAGGACGCATTTCACGTTCCTGATGAGTCTGTCTGCTACCGACGGCTTAGATTGGGATACAGTTCATTTAGAGAAACCAGAGACTTGGGGCAATATTCAAACTGAACTAGATAAAGCAGGTTTTAGTGACGCTGAAATCAATGCCATTTTTAACGCAGTGATTAGCGCTAACGGTCTTGATGGTAATAAAATCGAGAGAGCAACAGCTGATTTTTTAGCTACGAGGGCGTTGGAAGGAGCATAACCTTACCGATGTATCGAACAGGCCAATACGCTATTTGGCGAGCTTGTGAACGCATCGGCATACGGCCACCTAAAGTAAAAGAGCAATGGGAAGACTGTGACGTGATAACACAATCGTACATTTTAGCATATAGTCAAATCAGGACGATTGAAGGTGAGTAAAATAAAAAGTAACTTTGACTTGAAACGGAAACGCCCCCGTGAAAAAGTTACAACAGAGTTACATGCTGCTTTAAGTAGACTACTCAGAGATAGTATCAAAGAGTATCTACGTGAAGCAGTTAAACATGTTAAAGTTGACACAGGAATGTCCAGAGGTAGCTTACTACCACTTGCAAGGATGCTCCGTATTTATACAGAGATTCGGTCTACAATACACCCAAAAGTAGAAAGTAGACAAGGATCTTTTGACATGGAAGGAGAATGGCATAAGGATATCCCTAGAACTTTAGATGCAGGTATCGAGAGTAGCCATTTCAAGGAAGAATTTAATATTCTTTATGGAACACCCTATAGACCTGTATTTAAGTTTGAATATCGTATTAGTGTGTGGCAATGGTACATTAACGAAAATGGTTTTGGCTCTGATGAAGCTTGGGAAGCAATGGCTCAAGCGGAAGAAGCAATGAAAAACTATTTTGATTCTAATTGGAAAGAGTATGTCAAGGATGCTTTACATAGGGTTAAGTGGTTGCAGTCATGACAGATAAATATACTTTAGAGTTTGATGCACAACAACTTTTTGATAGCGTCCAAAAAGCTATCAAGACGGTAGAAACTCTTGACTCTAGTTTTGGTAATGTATCTACGCGACTCGAACAATTAGATAAAGTTGTCGATGGCCTGAGTGCTAGTTTTAATAATCTTGGACGAACTAAAGTAACTGTTGATACTTCTTCTATAGAAGCTGCAACTAAAACAGTCAAAGCCTCCATGCAGGCTAATCTTGATTGGGCGCTTAATGCTCAAAAAAGTTTTAGTATTGCTGGCGCAGATATTGGACTGCAAGTTAAGTTTCAAACAGCAATAGGTGCTGTTCAGGAATTAATCAATAAAGAAGTTTTAGCTGCGGAAGAAGCAGATAATATCCTTGCTGACTTACGTAACAATATTGCTTATACTTATACTGATGTTCCTCGCACAGTTCAACGCCAACTAGATGCTGCTCGACAGGCTTATGCTACTTTTAGGCAGGAGCAGGCGCAACTACATCAAGGCAATGCTAATCTTGATAAAGTAGGCCAACTACTAAGCACGCTACCTGATAATGACAATGCTTCTCTTCGTGAGAAGGCAGCTTTCGCTGCAAAACAAAGTGCTTTAAAAGACTTTGTTGCTACTAATAAAGTAGAGTTGCACCATATTGAAACTTTATGGGACGAGGTAGATAAAGGAAGTATCAACCATTATTCTGGTGCGCTATCTACGCTACAGCAAAAAATCATAGCTGTTGTTCAAGCCCACGAGAAACTGGGAATAGATGCACAAACTACAGCAGCAGCGAATGCGCCTAAGCCGATATCGCGTATCGAACAAGCCAAAATAGATAAAGCTGCCGCAGAAGAACAAGCAAAATTAGACAAAACCGCTGGTATAGATCGTGCAAGAACTGTTAAAAACATGCTTGGCACTTTACCTGAACCAGCAACTACAGATGCTAGTATCAAAGATAAAGGTGCTTTTGCTAATGCAGAAGCTAGATTGTTGCAGTTCGTTGAAAAGCACAAAATAGCTCAGAATGACATTCAGCGCGTTTGGGATGAATTAGCTAACGGCGAAGTAAGGCATTATGAGAAAGAACTCGATAAATTACAACAACACATTATTCGTGTTCGTGAAGCTAATCAGAAATTATTGCCTCAAGGTGAAGAGAGTGTAACAAGTAATACCGCTGCTCAAGGCGCTGCTAAAGACATTATTTCTGGCTTAAATAATAAGACTAATTTTGCTCCTACTGAAAAAGAACTAACTGCTCTAGCTAGAGCTTCATTAGCTGTTCAAGAGTTTGCTAGAAAGAGCAAGCTATCCGCAGAGCAAATTAAACAAGTATGGGGCGATGTTAGCACAGGTGTTTTTCATCAGTATGACGGTGAACTAGGTAACATAGAAGTTAAGCTTGGCGCTGTAGCAGCTGCACACAAGAATCTAGGTAAAGAACTAGAAGCCAACAATAGAAAACTAACTGAACTTAATTTCAGTTGGCAAACGATGTTTCGATTGCTTGTTACGCAATCTGTTGCACAAGTGTTTAGTGGCGTCGTTACGTCTATCAGTGAAGCAAATGCTGCTGCACTTGAACTGACAAAGTCAATAACTAATATCCAAACAATTGACAATAGTCATACTTCATCGTCGGCACTGCAGAAACGCCTGCTAGACCTTTCAGGGAAATATGGTCAAGATTCTTTAAAGGAAGCAGAAGGCGCTTATCAAGCTTTATCAAACCAGATTGGTAGTACTGCTGAAACTCTTAGATTTCTAGATTCTGCGAACAAATATGCATTAGTTGCTAATACAGACATGGCTTCATCTGTAGATACGCTTTCTGCCGCTTTTCATGCTTACAATAAAGAAGCATCAGACTCAGACAACGTTAGTGCTATTTTAGCTAAAACTATCGAATTAGGTAAAGTTACCGGTGAGGAACTTTCGCATAATATAGGACGTTTGTTAGTACCGGCGGCACAGCTTAAGGTTAGCTTCGAAGAAATAAATGCTGCTATTGCAACGACAACAATATCTGGTATTAACCAAGATGTAGCTTCTACATTATTGCGTAATACCATGTTAGGCATGATCAAGCCTACAAAAGAGTTAGCTGAACTTTTTAACAGTTGGGGGTATAACTCTGCTTCTGCTGCCGTACAAGGACTAACCTTTGGAGGTGTATTAAGTAAGATAGCAGACGAAACAAAAGGAAGTCAGGAAGCATTATCTAAATTGTTCCCTGATATGCGCGAGTTTCAAGGCATGTCTACTTTTGCTGGGCATGGCTTAGATGTTTTCAATGATGCTTTAGCTAAAAATAAACAAGCTATCGGAGAGTATGATGCTAAAGTTCAACTAGTAACGTCTAGTTCAGGTAGAGCATTAGATCAATATCAACAAAAAATCAAAGCATTATTCATAGATGAAATTTCTTCACCAACACTGAACTCGATAGCGCAATTAACAGACAATTTTAATAGAATTACGCCATCTGCTGATGTTGCGCATAAAGCTATTTTAGGTGTTAGTTCTATCTTAGGGGGTGGATTAACGATAGGAGCTATCAAAGCAGCAGGTTCAATAGGGAAAGTAATAACTGCCATTGAAGGAGCTACTTGGGTTACAGGGTTTTGGGGTGCAGCTATAATGTTAGTCGTTGGAGCCTTACTTTCTGCTAAGTCAGCTAATGACAAAGCTGCCGAAAGTATAGAGGCTTTAACTAAAGCACAAGCAGATAACGATGAACAAGCTGCGCTCATTAGAAAGAGAGAAGCAGATCGATCCAAGGCTTCATTAGACGACTTTACTGCAACTAATTTAAGAAAGATAGCTGAATCAAAGAGAGCGCTAGGTAGCATAGAGGGCGATCTAATAGCTTTACAGAAAGCAACAGTTGAGAGTAGTAAGGGTTCTACTGATGAACTCACGCAACTTTATGAAGGAATCAAAAATAAGATTAGAGAAATACAGGCTAACATTTCAGCTACTGGAACAGAGATTAAGAAAACAACTGACTCTCTAAATAAAACCAATCTTGATGCTGCTATCAGTGGTGCTAATCCAGTAGGACAAATACAGTTGTTAGCCTTAGAAGCCGACAAGTTCAAAAGGAATATGCAGGAAGCTATGTTGGCTGGCGACAAAACTAGATTCGATGAAGCCAAACATGCCATAGAAGAAATAGCTAATAGGCAGAAGAGTTTGATTGAAGGTATTAAGTCGCCATTAGATGAGATTAAGGTTCTGTCGAAGATAGTCGACGCTGATCGAGCTAGGCTTAGAAAGTCTTTTAGATCAGGGGATATGTCTTATGAGGATTATGTTAAACAAGATGAGGCTTTAAAATCTAAGTTAAATAGTTATGGCGATATATCGTCTTCTTATAGAAGCGGTAGAGACGCTAACTACATAGCTGCTGAGGAAAAGTATAAACAGCTTAAAGAGTTAGAATATAAAATTAGCACAGGCGAAGAAAATGGACCTAAAGCAGACAAACAGGTCACATTCTTAAGAGAACAAATAGCCATTTTGGAAGCTAACAAGTCTACAGGAAACCGTGATGAAGCTTATCAAGCTTTGCTAATAAACAAGCAAGAAACTGCTTTAAAAGAAGACATGTTGTCTTCTGAGAAGACTTTATTGTCTGTAGAACAACAGCAGCTTTCAGTACAAAAAGAGTTAGAACGCAGCATTAAAGAACAGATTGCTAGCATCAAGGAAATGTCTAAACACGTAGAAGGTATTGATTGGACTAAGGCTATGAAGCCTGAAAGACTTTCTAAAGAGATCGATAACCAAATCGAAGTCTTAAAGAAGCAAGTTGAGTTGTTAAGTAAAGGGGGCCAACCGACAGATAAAGCGCAGGAAATGCTTGATAACTTACAAGCCACTAAAGACAAGCGTACACAGATGGCAGAGTATGATGAACAACAACGACAGTTGCTAGAACATCAACATACTGTAGAAACGCTGCAACAAAATGAAGCTGCTGCTCAATCTAAGAGAGATGAAGAAAGGGCTAGATTAAATAACGCTATGGGTAGCGTTAGCGCTAATATGCCTAAAGATGCAGACTTTTTACAAAGACTTTCTGAAGCTTTCAAAAAGCCTAAATGGTCTGTAGGTGATATTCCTGTCCCTTGGCTTGGTATGCCTGGTTTTAAAAAGTTAGTAGGTAGTTTTCCTACAGGAGACATAACGCCAAAAGCTGTCACAGACATTGGCTTAACTGGTGAAACAATATCAGCATTAGCTAGAGCTTTAGGTGAGTACAAAGTTAATCCTAATGAAGAACAGCGCCTCTTCTTAGATAGGCGTTTAGAAGCCTTACAACTGTCGCAGCCAAATAGTTCTAATGCTTCTGCTTATCAGCTGTATCAGTCTATAATGACTTTAAAGGACTATTTCCATAATGCTCCTATTAAGCAAGAAGGAAAACTTAATGAAGTGTTTGATTACACTAAAAGGCTGCACGGACCAATAGACTATGATAAGCTTAATCCAGAAATGATACAAAAGTTACAACCAACACAGCAACAGCAACAACCACTATCTAGTCTACATATTGACTCGATAAATATCAACGGTGCAGGTAAAGATATGGTAGCTAATGCTAAAGAAACTGCCAGAGTAATTTGGCGTGAAATACAATATATGCAAGCAGCAGGTGTAGCATGATTGAGGAGTTCAATAAAAAGTTTCCTAATTGGAAAACAACTACAATTAGCGCCGCCGCTAGTGTAGCTTTATCTTGGGCAAATGGCGGCTTCGACGGCAGTAATCCTAAAATATGGATTTCTTCCTTTTTAATAGCATGGTTCGGATATTACGCAAAAGGTTAAAACCTATGAAAATAGAGCAAACAGCAGAGTTTACAAAAGACAACAAGTACGTTAATGTTTTTAATATTGAGCTTTTAGACAAAAATGGCAAAACTGTATTTCAGGAAGAAATTCATAATGCTGTCACAAACGCAGCTATGGATAGCTTGCTTAACACTTATTTTGGTGCCAGTGCTAAGTCCTCGAACTGGTATATCGGGTTGATAAACGGATCAGGATATACTTCCGCAGCGTTAACCGACACCTTAGCTAGCCATGCAGGCTGGACGGAATTAACTTCGTACTCTGAAGGTTCTCGGCAAGCTTGGACACCGACAACAAGTACAGCACAAAGTGTGACTGGTTCAACAGTAAGTACCTTTACGATGAATGCATCAGCTTCAGTGCAGGGGCTATTTGTTACAAATGTTGCTTCTGGTACCTCTGGATTACTTTGGTCAACAGCTTTGTTTAGTAGCCCTGCGAGTGTCATAAACGGTGAAACTTTCCGTGTTACTTACACGGTACGTTTGTCCAATTAAGCATTAACAACTGCGCCGGTAATTCCGGCGCAAACAACTAGGATAAGAACATGGCAACGATCTTTGTCGATTTTGGTGCGGCTAATGACGGCGACGGTACTTCTTATGTGCAAGCAGCAAGCGGTGGGGCTGTCGGAGCCTATAAAACTATTGTAGGTAAAACGTTTACTACAGGTGATGTAGTTTGGATACGGCGATCATCAACTGTTTTGGCTCTTGCTGCTGCTTTAACAATTAGTACAGTAGGTGTTAAATTTGTTGGATGGCCTATTAGCGGCGACACCTATTACTCTATTAGGCCTAGCGCAGCACAGGCTACTTGGGATGCAGACGCTGGCACATTTCCTAGAATGTCGGGGTCTGCTGTAGGGAGTGTTATAACGTTCACTGGAAATACAACAGAGTTACATCGCTTATCTTTTGAAAATACTGCAACAACTTCAACGTCTAGTGCATATTTATTAAATATGAGTGGAAGTTCATCCGTAGTAAGTAACTGCCAAGCTATTTGGAATCATAACACTGTAGGCGCAATTTCTCAACCTGCTTTCAAGATGACCGGCACGTTTCCTAAAATAAACGGATTATATTGTAAAGGATCATCATCAACAACAGGAGCGACGATTATAGGAGATATTGTCTATATTGGTATAGGTTCTAGCGATGGTTATGTATCTAATCTAACAATAGATGCGCTGAACTTAGCTAGAGCATATAACAATGGAACAAATTATTATGCTGGAACAGCTTTAACAGCGCTCAACACTGCTAACAATAAATCTCTGATTATTGAGAACTATACTTTAAATATGCTAACACAACCGACAGCACATCAAGGTAACGTGGTTAATGTGACCGGAGGCAGTGTTAGAATGTTTGACGTAACTGTTAATGCACAAACAAATTCTTCTTATGAAGGACCAGGTGTGTTCTTTACCGCTAGTGCTGTTGATAGTTGCATCATCAACTTACGTGCAACAGGAAACGTAGGGTCTATAATAATGGGCGGTTCCTGTGGTTTTATTGAAGCTTATAATTGGAACATTGCTTACCCTCTTGTTTATGGCTCAGGTAACAACCTTATTACTTATGGTACATCCGGTGGGCCTAACGCAGGAGGAGTAACTTCGCCTCTTGTTGTAGGAACAGGAACAAGCAATTATAAAAACGTTTTAAAAATTTCTAACGGAGTTTTTAGTACTGCTTCAAATGGTTCTAAATTGTATTTTGTTGGTAGTGGGCATGAAGTGTATTTAAATTATTGTGATTTTAATACTATACTTAAAGCAACAAACTCTAATCAAAACTACGACGTTGTTAGCATTAATCATAACAGAGTCCTTGGCGCTTTTCATTATGAAAATCGTTTTGGTACTTTAGATTCGTCTAACACCTACAGAACAGGTGGTGCTAACTTTAGCTTTAAAGGGGCTA